AATAAGTTAATACCAGACCCTGTAGGATGTGCTACAGTCATCTTGATCTGTCCGCCGGAGTTAAAGAAGTAACGTGCAGCGTCACCATTAGCAAAAGTTGCAGTATGAGTAAAGGTTAATGCCGCGGTCCATGAACTATTATACGTAGCAGTGTTAGCAGAGGTTGCACCTTGTGTAGCAGCGTTTAATCTGTTTGTATAAATTGTCTGTAGATTGGTTGGAACAGCAGAATTGAATGTGATGACGCCGCCGGAAACTGGAACTGATACGCTAGTGATACTTGAGCCTTGGTGAGTTGCAGCACTAGCAGTGTTAGATACTAGTGATGCCCACTGAGTACTAGCAAGAACGCTATTTCCTGCCGCTACGTTAGCTACTGCTGTTTGACCATATCCTGCCGCAGCACCGCCAGTTGCCCAAGTAGCGTTAAGTGTGTTAGCAGTAACAGTAGGGTTTCCTCCAACTAAAGTGTTGAAGTCTGCTGCTTGTACAGTTCCGAATTGTGCGTAGGCCATCTTAAATCCTTATTATCTTATCATGACGATTGCTTCAATAAAGCCCTCGTCATCTGTTGTTTTGTTTTCTAAGGATCTACCTATAGTGTTGAACGCATTTGCTTCGTCAACTTGTGCAGCACGAGCAACGCCAGCGCCCGCACTTACGAGGCGGTCACCCTTATTAATTTTACCAACGACCTTAACTTCTACTCTACCGGTAACAGCGACGGGTGGGTGAGTAGCGTCACTTCCTGCTCCGGCATTCATCAAATAAGCAGCAGTGTTTGAAATGACACCGAATACATCTTCTGACAATTCATATTTTACTGCGGTAATTTCTTTTTCACCGCCTAATTGAACAACAGTTCCGGGTTCATATAGCCCATCAGCTTCAAATCGTTCTGCCAAATCGGCGTAAGTAGCGTTAAGTCTTGATCCGGCAGTCAGTGTCCAGTTACCAGTAATTGTTCCCGGAGTAGTGTTTGCACCGGCACTTATTGTAGTTCCATTAAATATTGTTGCGCCGCCGGCTGAGCCTACGTTTCCTACATAAGTAGGTAGATAAGATGTTACGTTAGCATTACTATATGTTCCAGGAAATGATAGTGGGTCACCATTTGCGTAGTAATAGTTGTTAGTTCTAATACCGATAGAACCTGCACCAGTAATTACTAAGTTGCCGCCAGTAACCCAAAGTGATGTACCGTTAACACTATTTGCAGTTCCTGCACCGTTTGCAGTCCAAACGCCGGTTAATGTACCGTTAGTTGACTGAGATCCAGCAGTAATAGAAGTAGTAGTTAAACTTGCAACAGATGTTGTTCCACTTAAATTAGCATTAGCAATGTTTGCTTGAGTGGATATTGTTAAATAACCCGCTGAGAAAGCATTGGCTGTAAGAGTGTTTGTTATTGTTGCATTATTAGATGTAAGATTTCCCGTAATAGAAGCATTACCAAAAGTTGTAGTGCCACCGGATGCAGTTGAAGTTAGTGACAACCATGCAGCAGCGTTAGTTGTGCCGTCTGCCGGACACACATACAATGTGCTGTTAGTAACATTGAACCATAACTGACCTCTTAGAGGATTAGCCGGGGGAGTTGCTGCTGCAAAATTCTCAAGAATGTGAACTTGGTTAGTATCTAATGTTTGACCATATCCAGCATAGTTTCTCCCCGGAAGACCGAGCGAAGTACTAGATGTGTTGATCGTACCATCGGCGATAGTAGTTAATACTGTACCATCACTCTTAACAATCGTATAAGCCATTTTAAAATTTCTCCGTTACGTTTATTTATCTTACTTTGTTTTGCTTAGTTATTTGGTTTAGTTGGCCAAACGACATCTTTTGGATCAGAAAATTGCTGAGGTATATCTCTAAGTTGTTGCCTATATGCTACCCATGCTTCTTTGTCTCCTGGAAAATCAGGAATCTGAGTATAATCACTAGCGTTTAACAAGCTATTTCGGTCTAATCTTATCGTTTCCCAAGTAACAGTAGCTTCTTGCTTTGCTAATGTCAATACACCTTCCACAAGCAGTAGTTTATTACTGTTATTGTTAATCTCACCAATATAATAATTTCTGTCATCTGCTGACATTTCAACAACATCATCGGGAAGAGTAGGATATTCTACTACCTCAGTGTCATAAAATCCTAATGTGCTTGGGCTATAATAAATTGTCATCTGTAATCCTTAATATCCTATAGCTATCCAGCGAATTATAATACCCGATCCGCCGCTATCTGTACCAAAAAATGTTTGGAAATATGAAGGTTCACTAAGAGTAACACCCGGAGCGCCCTGAGAACCGTCACCATTTGACTGAGTAGAACCGCTACATACCGCAACAGAAAAACTAGAAAATGATATAGGGTAAGAAACAGTAGTATATGTTCTTCTATTTACAAACGCAGTACCATATTGCAATAGCAATCCATTAGGTAACCTAGTGTATCCTGATCCAGTAGTAAAATCTGATACGGTAAGAACATTCTGTCCAGCTTTAGTTAATGCACTTGCCACTGCCAAATTACCTAAAGTTGTAGTACCTGCATTCAAACTACCAATAATGTTTAGACTTGCTAATGAACCTAAGCTAGTAATATTTGGCTGCGCTGCACCCAATACTACGTTAGCTCTATCAGCAGTAGTAGCATTAGTTGCAAATGAAGCACTGCCTGCTGTAGTGGCACTTGGCACTGTACCAGTAACATTGGCTCCCTGCAAGTTAGTTAAGCCAAATCCATTACCTGTAAATACGCCTGAGCTAGCAGTAAATGCTGATGCTGTTACTGTTCCACTTACTCCTAAACTCGTCAATGTGCCGACCGAAGTGATACTAGGTTGAGCAGGTGTTGTCACTGTACCTGCTGTAGTGGCTGAAGTAGCTGTAGTGGCTGAACCAGCAGTAGTTGCGCTCGTAGCACTAGCAACCGCGCCTGTAATACTACCACCAGGAATACTAGTTAATCCCGCGCCGCTGCCGATGAATCGCCCGGATGTGGTAGTGATATTGCCTGTTACAGTTAGTGAAGTTAAAGTACCAGTTGATGTAATGTTTGGTTGTGCGTTAGTTGTTACTGTACCTGCTGTTGTTGCACTAGTAGCTGATGTAGCTGACGTAGCAGTAGTTGCAGACGTAGCAGTAGTTGCAGACGTAGCAGTAGTTGCAGTTCCTGCACTCACTGCATAAGTTGCATTTGCCACTGTACCACTGACATTAGCACCTTGAATATTTGATAAATTGTTACCGCTACCAATAAAGAAGTTACCGCGTACCGCATTTCCTAAATTAGCATTAGTTGAAGATAGATTTCCACTAATAGTTAGCCCGGTTAATGTACCTACGCTCGTAATGTTAGGTTGTGCGTTAGTTGTTACTGTCTGTGCAGTAGTTGCTGTTCCAGTTGGAACCCAGCTTAGTTCTCCTGTACCATCAGTAGTTAATACTTGTCCAGCTGAACCACCAGTAATACGTACATTTGCATTAGAACCTAATGAGACATTAGCTCCAGTAAAACTAGCATTGCCGGATACAACTAGTCCGGTTAATGCGCCTACAGATGTAATATTAGGCTGTGCATTATTGGTTACTGTTTGTGCAGATGTTGCTGTTCCAGTTGGTACCCAAGATAAATTACCTGACCCATCAGTAGTTAATACTTGTCCAGCTGAACCGCCTGTAATACGTATATTTGCATTAGAACCTAATGAGACATTGGCTCCAGTAAAACTAGCATTGCCGGTTGCAGTTAATCTTCCGGTAGATAAATTAGCAGATGAAAGATTACCACCAATAGTAACTTCCCCTGTTACAGCTAGTGATGTTAGCGTACCAACACTTGTAATATTAGGTTGTGCTGCGGTTGTTAACGTACCATTTAGTAACGATGCACCGATCGTTCCTGCGTTAGCATAAACATTACCTGCAATCACATTGCCGGTAACAGCAAGTGCTGTTAATGTACCAGTACTTGTAATGTTTGGCTGTGCGTTAGTGGTCACTGT